CCCTCTGATTACAAGGACTTTTCCGGCGTTGACGCCGCTGTTGCCGCGGCACAGGCACTGCTCAATGCGAAGCCCACAGTTGACCGGCAGGAAGAAGTTGACGCCGCCGCAATGGCGATCTTCGACGCGATTGCCGCGCTCGAATGGGCGGAGGGGCACCGTAATAACCCGATCCCATACCGTCACCTAATGTCGGTTACGGAGGGGCTGTATTACAGCTACAACGGGCACATCTATCGATGCCTGCAATCTGCATCCAGCAGCATGATGGTGCCGGGCACAGCCTCGCGCTATTGGGAGGCGGTTACATGATCTACAGCCAAGCAGCAGCGGCCCATATCTATATCGGGGTTGCAATCATATTAGCGATATTGGTCACGTCGATCTTCGGCGTGGCCTTATCAATTATATTATCAACAAGGAGCGATCAACATGCTAAAAATTACAGAGCAGTACATCCCAAAGGGAAACAAAAACCGACCGGCGCATCCGATGTCGCCAAAGTACATCACAATCCACGATACGGGCAACGCCAGCAAAGGAGCCGGGGCAAAAAATCACGCGATCTATGCGGGGCGCGGCGTGAATGAGGTTGGATATCATTTTGTAGTCGATGATAAAAACATCTATCAACTCTTACCCTTAACCGAAAACGCATGGCATGCGGGTGATGGTGGAAGTGGCACAGGGAATCGGCAGTCTATTGCAATTGAAATCTGCGAGAACCCGGAAAGCAACCGAACAACCGCCGAAAAGAATGCGCAGCAGCTTGCGGCCTACCTGATGAAAAAGTACGGTATCCCTACATCTAACATCAAGCAGCATCATGATTGGAATGGTAAGAACTGCCCCCATATCATCCGCGCCCGGAAAAACGGATGGAATGATTTTATTGCCGCCATAAAAAAGGAATATGAAGCGATGGTAAACCCCTCCCCCACAAAGCCCTCCACGGGCGGCAAAATTGAAAAAGGCGATATCGTCCACTTTGCGGGCGGCAAGGTCTATGCCTCGTCCATAGCAACGGCTGCGGCCTCCACGCGCGGCGCGAGCAAATGCAAAGTGACGGCAACCGCCCCCGGCGCAAAGCATCCCTATCACTGTATCAGCGAGGATGGCAAGGGCGTGTATGGCTGGGTTGATGCGGCGGCAGTTGGCGGTACTGTAAAGCCCGAAAAATCCTACGCAAAAGGCCGGGCCATCCGACTGAGCAATACTGTCTTATATGGCTCCGCATCAGCTAAGACGGCGGCAGGCCGAAAGACGGGTACCTATTACCTCTATGATGGCGTGGAAATCAGCGGAAGATACCGGATCACCACCAGCGCCGCAAATTGCGGCAAAACGCCCACGGGTAATTATGTGACTGGCTATATTAACAAGTCGGATATCCGGTGATGGGAGGCGTTGCAATGGAGCCGGTAGATAAGGCAGTTTGCGAGGCAAAGTGCAAGGTAATGGATGAGCGTTTTGCCCGCGACCTGAAGGATATCGATAACTGCAAAAACCGCTTGCAAAAAATCGAGGAGCTGACAATCCAGATGGCGGAGCTGGTGAAAGCCAGCCAGGAGGCGAATCAGAAAGCGCTGGACGATCATAATGATCGGCTAACGGCGCTTGAACACCGCCCGTCCATGTGGTGGGATAAGCTGCTGTCGGCAGGGATCTCCGCAGGTGTGGCGGCGTTAATCAGTCTGATCGCATCCGTGATTGTGAGGTGAAAACGATGCGTATATGGGTAAGCGTTGCGGCGCTTGTCAATGCAATCGCCCTGGGATTGTTGGCATTGTCAACGTACATACCGGGGCTGTGGGTCTAATTATAAAGCTCTCCGTCGAGTGGCGGAGGGCAAAATACAAAATATTTGGAGGTAAAAACTCAATGAAAACACACGTTAAAAATTGGCTGAAAGCCTCTGGCATCCGGGCAATCAAGACCGTCGCGCAAACGGCTGTCGCAACCATCGGCACATCTGCCGTCATTGGCGATGTGAACTGGATCATGGTGGGCAGCGCCGCGCTACTTGCTGGAATACTCTCGCTACTTACGTCGGTAGCAGGCTTGCCGGAGGTAGAAAAAACCGAATAGAAAAGAATGATCCCCAGAATCTATCAAGATTCTGGGGATTTATTAATTTCTTGCATCAGTTCATCAGTCGTCAACCCAAAATAGGCAGCAATTCTACTTACTGTTTTGTAAGGGGCATGGTTTAAAGATGAATCCCCAGTCTCATATTTATGATATTGTTGCCATGTGATCCCTATCTCTTTGGCAACCTTGTACTGTGAGGCCCCTTTTGATTCACGTATCTCTTTAAGATTCAACGGTATACCTCCCTCCGATTTTATCAAGTTCCTCCAAAGCGACCGACAGCCGCTTATGGTTGAGTTCTATCCCACAAAACTGCTTTCCGGCCGCAAACGCATACCGGGCTACGAGGCCGCGCCCCATGCAGAGATCGCCAATGCAGGCGTACTTTTCGTTTTCGCAAACCCACTGGATGATGTCTTCCTCGTCCATGCCGTCGAGCTTTGGCTTGCCCGTGTGGTCGGAGCCTCGGACGACGTAACAATGGTTTTTCGTGTTGTGGTAATAGCTACTGTTGTAAAAGGTGACGTTTCGGTATAAGGCGCGCATTTTGAAAATGAAATCCGCCAGATAGTCCTTCCCGATTTCCAGATAACAGACTTTCGGCATGATCTCTTCCACACACTCAAAAAGGCGCGAATAGAACGCCGCGTAATCCTCTTGTGGGCGGGGAAGGCCCGCCTTGGTGTAGAAGGAAGTCATATTTCCCTGCGTCCACGGCGGGTCAACAAAAAGGCAATCCGCACGAAGCATAAAGTCGGGGAGAGGGTCAAACAAGCTTCCCGCTTTGAGACGGCTTCCATTGTCGAATACGGCCGTACCTGTCTGGATTGGATGGCGCTCGAACGCGCCGCCGTAATCCCATTTATTCATCGTCGGGCACCTCCATCATCTCCCATGATTTTGAATATACCTGATTTTTGAACAGCTCCGCGATGCCTGTTACCTGTTTCAGACGGAAAACCTCCTCCAAATCCATGCCAAGGTGCTGCGAAATATCATCGTCGCTCGCGCCGTGTTCCACCAGTTTTTGCACAAGATCGCCCATAAGCTCCACCTGATGGACGCCGCGCGCCCGGTTGAATTGCACGGTCGCCGCCATGCGCTGCGTGATGTCATGCTGAAGCACGACGATGGGGATGCAATCAGCCTCCAGATAATCGCGGAAAAGCAGGTAACGGTGAAAGCCGTCGATCACAACATATTTTTCAAGGATGTCGTCGTAGATGGTTACGACGGGGAAACAAAAGCCGTTGTCGAGGACAGATTGCAGCAAAAGCTCCATATTCGAATCGCTGACGTGGTTTGGGTTATAGTCATTTGCGACAACCTGTTCAATGGGGACGATTTTAGGGTGCATACACGGAAATTCGACGGTTCCTTTTTTGGTTTCAATTTTGTCGATCAAAGCAATTCCCTCCATTTGCGGATCGTGGCCTCGCGCGGGTCTTCCTGATTTTTAACGGGCAGGTTATCTTCATAATCATTTAGAATCAATTGACGGCATTCCTGACGGGCCACATAGTCGTTATCGAGATACCGCGCGAACCTTTTTTCAAAGATGGCTTTTTTATTCTCGTCGGGATAGGTTGCGAGCAAGAAATCGCGGTACTCCCTCCACGTTTTATAATTCTTCGGCAGCTTGCGCACGCGGAGCATACGCGGGTCTTTGCCGTACAAATGACCGACCTCGATGCCTTTTACCCGTTTAACCAGCTTATCATAGGTTTTTGGCTCAAACTCGGGCAGCTCCACCAGTGCCCGGAAGGATTTTTCATGCACAAGGGATGATACCCGGATTTCCGCCTGATGCATCCCCTTTTTGTGCTGGTAATCGTAAATTTTGCTATAATGGATTTGATTGTCGTAAATGTATTTCCAAATGTCGTGAAAATTCCAATCGTAAATCGGGTAAAAAGCGGCGCTGCCCTCCGCCCGCGCAATCTTGGTGCTCCAAAAACAGTCTTTATAACCCGGATTCTTGGCAACGGCCCGGAAGCGATTCATGCTTTCAGTGGCACGCAGACCGACCAAAAATGCGGTGTGAGGGCGCGAAGCCTGAAAATTTTCTAACACATCGTAAAATCCAAAGCCTTTATTTTTATCCCGCACTGTCTGCTTTTCCCGATCCCACGGGATATGCTGGATAGAGTAGGGCACCTTTGGACGCATCCAAAGATTATGCTTACCCGGCTCCCAGCAAATGAGCTGTCCCTCTTCATAGGAGGTGGCATTCGTCAGATGAAAAGGAAACTGGAACCAAAGGCGGGTTGTGTTTTCCGGGTAGAGGTTCATTAGCCACGTCACCTGCTCGATAGTGCTTTGATAAACAACTTCTTCATCTAAAAAAAATACGCCAATTTTTCGGCCGCGCCTGCGGGCCTCCTGCAAGGCGAGCCAGCAAAGCACGGTACTGTCCTTCCCGCCGCTGATGGATACGATGATGTTTTCAAATTCATCAAAAATGTATGAGATTCGCCGTTTGGATGCCTCATCAACCGTTTCCGGCATATATACCTGCTTGAGCATAAAAATCCTCCAATTGCTGCCTCCACTCTTCAAATGAGCCGATATAAAACTGATCCACGCTCAGCCCGGTGGACAGAAAGGAAAGCGACGTCATCCCCGTGCGGCGGAGGAAGTCATTCATATCCATGCGTCGATGGGGGAAATCGAGCATGATATACCGATGTCCCGGCTCCGCCTTGGGGAATGTCGTGACGTTGGGGCGGGAAAACCGCGCGTTGCGAGCCACGTATTCCCGTTCCGGCTCAATCATGGGGCGCTTCCAGCGCCCGCAGAAAACATGGAGCTGCCGGGGTACAGTGTCGGGGTCTTTGTTCCCCAAATTGTCAAACAGCTCTTCCTTTTTCCTTTCGTACTCTTCCTGCGCACCATCGGGAAGCGGAACGGTTTGTACATTCAACTGATAGCGGTGGGGCTGGCACAAAATGTCCCCCTCCTCCAAAAACGCTGACTGGAACCCGAAGCCTTTGTGCTTAGATTTTGTATCAAAATCCAGAAGGATCATGAAATCATTGGCCTCCTCCACAAAAGGAAGGTATTCAAAAACCATTGTGTGCCCGCATTGGTTGAGATAATGCCGCAGGCAGTTATAGGTAAGGTCGTTGCGGTTGCGCGTGCGCATAAATTCATTGACAACCAATAAATGATCCGGGCCGATCTCCTCTAGTAAGGGGTAAAATGTGCGGTACATAATCACCTCGTTGTACTCGATCTGCCGGATCGGCACGTCTCCAAGGTCAGGAAGATCGAGCATAAATTTTGGAGGAGAAAACACAATTACAGTTTTAACAGGATGGGTTTGAACATATTTGTTGATTTCCGTTTGCTTTTGCTTTTCTGTTAGCCCGATCCGTATCATCTTTTAAATCATCCTTTCCAGCAAGCCAAGAAATCACATTTTTTGAATGTAGCATCCTTCTGAATTCGTGAGCCATATTTTCCTTGCGGTTCACGCACAATAAAATCCGTTCGTCGATTTTGCTGAACGCGCAAATATCAATGATAATGACGGAATCTTTTTGCTCTGATCGATGCATCCTGTCCTCGGCCTGCTCGCGTGTCGCCCAGTCCCAATCATTGTTGTAAAATATCATGTAGTGGCAGTATTGTAGATTGAGGCTAAAGCCCGCGCAGCCCTTGTTCGCAATCAGGAAGCGGACGGAGCCCTCGAATCTTTCCAGTTCCTGCGCCCTTTTCTTTCCCCTTTTTCCGCCATAGCATAGGGCGATATTTTCTCCGCGCGCTTGCAGCACCTTGGCAATGTCGAGGATTTCATGTGTGTACTTGCACCACACGACCGCTTTTTCTCCGCGCGGCACATAGGCGTCAATCGCCTTTAGCAGCGCCTGAATGCGCGGGTTGTCCTCGGGGTTTAAAAACATGGGATAGTGCCGCATGGGGAGTCGCGCGGGCGTGGCGATAAACTGGCCGCTTGTAACCTGCTGCAAGGCATTAAAGGTACGGTAGATCAAGGGAGATTCCGGGTTATCGTACAAGGCTTCCAGCGAGAGAAAATCGTCCCTCACGCGGCAGTATTCTTTTTCCTGATCCTCCGTGAGAGCGAACCATTGCGTTGCATATTGCTTGGGGGGGAGGTCGAGGACTTCTTCTTTTGTAATTTGAACGGTATATGGTGCGATCTTATCCGTCAAATACTCCGGGTGGAGCACACGGCGGACTTTATGTTTGTATATCTCGTCATACTCCAAGTGGTTGGCCGCAAAACTCCAATAAGAGCGGTAGCCCAAAATCCGCCAGTCAAGGATGTACCACTGAGAAAACAAATCCGCATAATTTTTGGAAACCGGCGTGCCGTTGAGCAGCACCCGGTATGGGCAGCGCTCGGCAAGGCGGGTAATGTGGATGGAGCGCAGCGCGCGCGGGTTTTTAACCAGCAGGCTTTCGTCTACCACCAAAAAGCAGCGGAAGAGGGAAGCAAGGCGCAAAAGACGGCGATTTTCCCGCACGCTCGTAGAGAGCGTCTCTATGCCGCAGAGGGTGATGACCGACTTCCAGCCCTCAGTGTGCTTATCAAAATCCTCCCGTAGGTTGCGTTTAACGGTTTCGGAGGTGGGGCAAAGCCAGATCACACGGTCGATTTTACCGGCAGTGAGGCGGCGCTGGGCTAACTCCAGCGCTACCCTGGTTTTGCCCGTGCCCATATCCAAGTATAGTGCGCCAACCCTTAAATTGGAGAGTTTGTCGGCTGCCTTGCGTTGGTAATCATAGAGGGTCGTTTTCAAGTGCATAACATATCATCAACCAATCAAATCCGCCAGCACTTCTGAGCTGGATTGCAAAATCTCAGCGAGCTTATCCCGCTCCTCTGGAATAACCGGTTCTGCGGGTTGGGCGGGAATTTCCGCATCGCGGGCAGCGTTCGCAATGGCCTGCACCTTTTCAGACAGGTTAAAGTCGTAGATATAGGCAAAATCTTTGATCTCTCTCCAATGAACAGCGGGGACGACCACGCCTCCGGCATCACGCCGATATTTCGCGCCCGGAAGTTCCATGGCTGATCTATAAAAATCCTTATCATCACGATCCCACTGAATTACATAATCGTCGTTTTTGGCCGCTTTGATCCAACGGCGGCATTCCTTCTTATATTCTGCGGATTCCGCGAGGCTGCGCACATTGGCATCTGCGCACATCACGATAAATCCTGACCGGAGCAGGGTGTTGACTAATTCGGCCGCACGATCCTCTGCGCGTCCGGAAAATTGCGAGCATATACGCACCCACGCGCGATGTTCACCATCCCAATCAAAATGCAGCTTTTTGACGACGGAGCGAAATGATTCATCCTTTTTATACTTCGCGCACACCCGGTCGGATTCCGCGATGACTTCCACCACGTCGTCGTGGGCCGGATGTTCCGGCACCATCGTTGCATCGCGCCGTATTTCTTGCGGCATATCAGGCGCTTCGACCTCCCGCATCGCTTCATATGAGCGGCTTGCGAAGACGAGCCAGCGCGGGCTATATATACCTTCCCGGTTGTCGATATAAAACCGCGCCTCTGAAACCGTGGCAAACATTTCACGGCAAAGCTCTATCCCTTCGTGCCGGTGCTGAATAAGCTGATCGGCTTGGTCGGGGCACGCGAGGGCAATTCCGGTGTCACCTTCTGCGATGTAACGCTCCAACAGGTCAATGCCGGAATTTCTGATTTTTTCAGCCCAAGCGGTTTGCTTTGGAGATCCCTCCAGATCGGGGAGACAATACTCATCCTTCCGCATGGCAAGCAATACTGCCCGATCCTGTTTCATTTGTTCGGCATAACAGCTCGGGCAAAGCCCTTTTTCTTCACACCATTTGCGTTTACGCTCCTGTTCCTCGCTTTTGCCGTATAGGGTTACATGGGCTTTGTGTCCGCAACTATACACTACACGCGTTTCGTGCTTCCTAACGCTCATTTTAATTCCCCCAACATTATTTTCAGTCCCAAAGATGTGCTTCTGTTTCCCTTTTTACTTCGTTTTCCATGTCTTGAATAACGGCGGTATAATCTTCTCCGTTTAAAATGCGTTCCAATGCTTTTGTTCCAGAAGAATATTTAGGCAAATAACTCGACATACTATAGCTTTCAGCTTTTAAATACGCCGCTGCGCGAGGATATTTAGCTTTCAGGGCTGCAACGTCAACTTTGGGTTTTGACGGATATACAGATTCGCCGGATTCCCACACCCTGTCAAATTCAGATTTGTAGCAATCGATCTCATCAATAGCGTTCCTGATTTCCTGTAACCCTTCAATAGCGTTGATCTTTTTCTCACGCTCTTCGTAAGCATGATTTTTTTCGGATTCCCTGCGGTCAAGCTCGACAAGGATCGCTTCCATATTTGATATGATGTCGCGCTTATCGGTATCAGTTGGATTTTTGCAAGCATGTACGCCGCGTTTTCCATTTTGTTCAAGAATTTGCAATTCGTATTTTTTAATCAATTCGTTTACATTCATTTTACTGTCTCCTATCTTTGATGTTGTATACATTATATAACGTACATGTTATATAATCAAGAGATTATCTATAAAATTATGCACAAATATTAGGCTTATAAATAGTATAAAATTAATAATAAAAAGCTATAGATCGCACAATCATATGACAAACATAGTCTTGGGAGAATATAAAAATGATAAGTTGGTATATAAAGGCCATGTAACACTCGGCGTAGGTGGCAAACCATTATGGCGAGATCAACAAAATGGTCAGATATTGGACACTCCAACGCGCGTAAAAAGCCCTTCTGTGGCATACTGCATACGAGGTGATCTTTATGGCAGTATCCCGTAGAGGGGCAATATCATTTGGATTTGCGCATATGCACAGTAAAATTTATGGAGAAAAAATGCCGAGTATCGGAGTGATGCCCGGCATTTAAGACTATTGGTTTATGTGTAGCTGCTGTTTCAAGGCCGATTGCAAAGCGTCGGAAAAATTAATATTAGCCTTTTCTGCCGCATAGCAAAGCCAACTGGGGACAGTGCAATTTTTACGCACAGTGCGCAGGTCGTTTCGACGCCTGTAATCAGCAAAATCTACATCCACCAGGGAAACGATCTCGCCGCTTTTATGATCGACCGCGTCCACGCGGGTCGGATTGGGTAGGGGTTTCTTATCGTCCTCCATATCGATTCCCATCAGCCCGATCGCGTCCCGGGCCATCTCAATGCCGTGCGCAATGTCATCCCCCTGTGTGTTTGCATCAAAATCAGGAATATAAACCGACACTCCGGATGCTTCTGGTGTAATAACAATGGGGTATGCTTTTTTCATGGAAATGCCTCCTTTATATGATACAGTGAGAGCGAGGGGCTATTTCAGCCCCCGCCGCCTGATGATTGCTTGCGCTACACTTTCCTTGATTTCGGTTTGTCGAGAAATGGGTTCAATGTTTTTTCCGTCAGTATAAATATCATGATTTCCTCCTCTCCGTTTGAAATACCAACCGTTCTTTTCCATAAGTTTGATCAAATCCTTGCGCTTCATGCAATCACCTCTTCCTCTTTACAGCTATATTATACGCATAAAATGCGCACAAGTCAAGTAAAATCAATCGAAATGGTATACAAATAAAGCTATAAAAATTAGTGCAAATTGTCGTAATATTGTCGTATATGCGTTATAAAACGCGTAAATACGTTATAAAAACTTGCCTCACACGCGAGAGGTCAACGGTTCGAGTCCGTTCGTGTCCACCATATAAAAACACCTATTGCATCCGAATCTTTTGCGGTTTGGAAAAGAATAGGTGTTTTTTTATTTAAGGAGTGGATATCGCTTGCTCAAAGATTTTACGCAGGAAAAGTTTGATATTATCGTTCAGGCAGGTCAATCCAACAGTGAAGGCTATGGTGTAGGCCCAACGGGGCATACTTATAATCCGAACGATAAAGTTTATTTTCTTAACAGAGATTTTACTATTTCTATGGCGGCGGAAAGCGTCAGAGGCAATGAAATAGTCGGCAATTTTGCCATACATTTTGCTACAGAATACATTAGAAAGAAGCGCCTGAAAAGGGGAAGAAAACTGCTTATTATCAGGGCAGCTGTGGGCGGCACGGGATTTTCAGATAATCGTTGGGGGCTTAGCGACGATCTGTACTTAAATATGATGGAAATGATCAGAACTGCTCTAGCGCTTAACGAAAGCAACTGTCTCGTGGCCTTCCTTTGGCATCAGGGAGAAACTGACGCTCAAAAGGGCTGCGATTATGATACGCATTATAAGAATTTGTTAACCTTATTTACCACCGTTAGAGAGATTTTTCATTGTCCCGACTTACCGATTATTGCAGGAGACTTTACGCAACACTGGAAAAATCTTAACCTTCCTATTTGCAAGCCCATTATTCAGGCAATTAAGGATGTGTGCATTAAAATTGGCAATTCCTCTTTTGTAACGACTGAAAACATACAGTCCAATTCCCAAATAAAAGCGATAAAAAGTGATACGATCCATTTTTGCCGCGATGGACTTTATATTTTAGGTGTGAGATATTATAAGGCTTATGCTAAAATTACAAAGAGAAACGCTCTCTTGTTTAGACGCTTAAAAAGAAATGAATCGTAAGCAACAGACTGTGCCTCGTATCTATAACAAGAATTTGCAATTCGTTGTGTAATAATATTTTATTTGTTAGGAAAGCGTTATCGTTCGTATGTAGCTTCATCATTTACATCGTGTTTTCCTAATGGGCGCAAGGCAAGGCAATGCATGGATAATATGAATAGATTAGGAGCCGCTGCAAGAATTGAAACGTTATGCATTCGAAGGGAGAAACCGTACCGGTGTCTCCAATTTCAAGGATACAGGTAACTACGGATTGATGATATAAAGCTAAAATAAAAAGCACATCCATTTATTCTTTACAATGAGAATTTGTTTGCAGTTGACTGGGTTTATTGAGCAAACGGCAAAGCGGTCCGGCAGCAAGGTAAGCATCATCCAGTATACTCCTCCTTTCACAGCGCATAAAAACGGCGCCCGTAAGACCGGGCGCCGCCGTATATAATTCTTAAAAAAGAGACCCGCTTATGCCTGACCCGCGCAGCCGAGCACCGTGTTGATCTTGTGCTCCACGATGGATTCAATCGCGTTGCGTGCATCAGTAAGATATTGGCGGGGGTCAAAATGGCTCGGATACTCCGCAAAATGCTTACGGATAGAGGCGGTCATTGCAAGGCGAATATCGGAATCCACATTGATTTTGCAAACAGCCATGCTCGCGGCCTTGCGCAGCATTTCCTCCGGGATACCAATTGCATCGGGCATCTCGCCGCCGAACTCATTAATCATCTTCACATATTCCGGCATCACCGAACTCGCACCGTGCAGAACGATTGGGAAGCCGGGCAGCTTTTCCGCCACTTCAGCGAGGATGTCAAAGCGCAGCTGCGGCTTCTGACCGGGCTTGAACTTATATGCACCATGGCTTGTGCCGATGGCGATGGCGAGGGAGTCAACGCCCGTGCGGGATACGAAATCCTCCACCTCTTCCGGCTGGGTGAAATTCGCATCGTCGGCAGAAACATTGACGTCATCTTCAATGCCTGCCAGCTTACCAAGCTCGCCCTCTACCACAACGCCATGCGCATGCGCATACTCGACGACCTTGCGGGTGAGCTCCACATTCTCCTCATACGGCTTGGAGGAGCCATCGATCATAACGGAAGTAAAGCCGCCGTCAATGCAGCTTTTGCAGGTTTCAAAATCAGGGCCGTGATCCAGATGCAAAGCGATCGGAAGGCCGGTTTCGGCCACCGCTGCCTCGACCATCTTCACCAGATAGTCGTGATGCGCATACTTGCGCGCGCCGGAGGAGACCTGCAAAATAACGGGCGCATTGAGCTTTTTGCATGCGCTCGTGATGCCTTGAACGATCTCCATGTTGTTTACATTGAAGGCGCCGATGGCATAGCCGTTGTCATAGGCCTTTTTGAACATTTCAGTGGTAGTTACCAATGGCAT